TCTACATAGAGAGTAGATGGACGAAGAAATCGTACTCGACAGGGGTCAAACGAATGTGATGAAATTAGATGCTGATGAGCAGGCACTCATGGATGAGATTCAAATTTCCGCTCCTCGACCGAAGCCGGTACCCAGACCCACCACACGACCAATGCAAAGACCTGGAACTGCCCAACACCAAGAAGCGATGGATGCTTTTGTAAATCCCAACAAACAGAGTGTTCCAGTTCAGAATAGGGAAGATGAAGAGATTGATTACGGGGAAGATGAACCGATGATGTTCGATGATGAACCCATGGGGCCAGGGCCGGGTGAACAGGCGGAACAACCTTCCAAGGGGTATACATCAATTGATGAGGAAAAGGCGGATCTTGTTAATAAACTCGGAAGGTTAGAAAAGAAGGGGTTCGCTGTGAACAAACGACTGAATGCATACTCAGGGGTTGATGAACTCAGATCAGAGGTTAAGCGTATCACGTATAGCATAGACGTAGAACAATCTGTTCGGTTTTCGAGGCGTATGCTCATCGCATGTGTAACAGGGCTTGAGTTTCTTAATAAGAGATACAACCCCTTTGAGGTTCAACTCGAGGGTTGGTCTGAGTCTGTGATGGAGAATGTTGACGACTATGACGGAGTCTTTGAAGAACTGTATGTGAAGTACCGCTCGAAGGTTAACGTTGCACCAGAGGTCAAGCTTATCATGATGTTGGGTGGATCAGCAATGATGTTCCATCTTACCAATTCTATGTTCAAATCGGTTATGCCCAACATGAATGATGTCATTAAGCAGAACCCAGACCTTGTTAAGAATATGATGAGCGCTGTACAGAATACCACACGCGCACCGGGAGGTCCCTCTGTGGACGCACCTGTAGGAGGTACGGGACAATACGAAATGCAAGGACCGGGTATGGACATTTCGAATTTGATGGGTAATATCATGATGCCCCCACCACCACCTATGAACACCACCATGGGACAATCAAATTCGATTGAACCCATCATGGAAGATGAGGATGATCTCTCTGATATCATTTCCGTATCAGGAGATTCTACAGGTGGTGAAGTCAAAGAAGTTAATGTTGGTGGAGCCAAACCCAAAAGAACTCGTCGAAAGAAGAAGACCGAAATTAATCTCTAAATATATATAAATGATAGCGTATTGTCCGCTTGAGGAGCTCGAGCCTCCCGTTCGACAGCAAGAAGTTGTCGCCGAGGCCAAGGCCGAACCTGCAAAGTCTCAGGTCGGTCGTGAAGAAACTGAAATGAATTACGTCATCATGGCTTTCATTGTTGGTGTAGTCGCACTAGCCATCTCTGATTCCATCAGGGCATAAATGTTGAATCTACCGCGGGGTACTCCCTCGTAGTAAATTTAATATCCAAATTTCTTATTCAAGGTATTACCTGGAGATGGATGATCTGGACCGACCAATTGCTCACCGCTGAAGGTATCAGCCGAACCATCCGGGTTATTTGTAATCACCGATAGTAATTTAGCGCCTTGAGATGTTATAACTTCGACAAAAAGGTCATAATAATACGTACGCCCCGATGTTTGTTCGGGTGCAAAGAGAATACCATTTTTACCGAGTGTTACTGTTGGATTCCAGGGGTTCAAATTACCACCACCGAAAAGACTTTTACTACCCATCGTTATATTTTCGGATGGTGTACTACCGTCGTGTGTACCACCCTGTACCTCGAGTACCATAGTACTCATGTCATGAACAGTAGCCTGAGGTCCACTTGCTCTTAACATAGCAACAATCTTAGCATAAAAGGAATTATTATTGAATTGTAACTGTACATCCTGACTTTGCAGGTTCGTACGTGTAAAGGTTATTGAATACCGTTTGCATGCGACCTCATTCGAGTTGGAAATAAATCCACCACCGACCTCAAGGGCTGTAGTGGCGTCAGAACCACCGAGGTCCACAGCGACTTGGTTACCTAAATCAATTTTACCATCAATTTGAAGGTCACCAACAATTTCTGTATCGCTATTCACGATAAAACTTCTAACTGGGTCTACAAACACATTACCAGTGTGGTCACCATAGATATTGGACACTCCACCGGTCGTCTTGAACTCGAGAATGGCGTTACTCGTCGCATGTTCTAAACGAGCCGTACCGTTATACACCGTGAAGTGCTCACTTGGATTTACTGTACCCACACCCACATTCGATGTGTGTATGATGTGTATACCATCACCTTCGGCACCATTGTTCACAGCACCTATCACCGTACCATGTACGGAATGGGTGGAATCACTAAAACCCCTCACGTAACCACCGTAATTATCATTCGTGTTTAGCGTTAATCCAACCTTGTTATTTGTACCTGGATTTTGGAGTTTGAGTATATCTATATCACCAGTCGCATTGGAATAAATGTGAACATTTGATTCGGGTGAATTTGTACCGAAACCCACGAGACCTTCGTTTGTAAATCGTGCATATTCCGTACTTGTACCTGACACCTTTTGTCGGAAAACTAAAGGTGCATTTCCAATAGATTCTATTAAATTTACTGGACCAACCGCAGCTGTAAAAATATCTAAAGCACCAAACTTCAACGACTGATCCTGTGCGAACTCGAGACCACCACCGACATAAAATCGAGTAGCACTACTTACGTCTAATTCACCTTGGTCATCTAAAGGTAAAGCTCCTATAACGACTACACCTGAAGGAGTTATAGTCATCGCACGTGATACCACCGAACCATCACCGTTTAAAGCGGATTGAATTTGGTTAGTAGATAAAGATGGTAAAGTTGTGTTATAGGTCTGGAAAAGATGTTCGGCCGCTATTGACCGAATCCTATCTGGGGCGGCGGTACCTGTTCGATCATTACCCTTGAATATGACAAGTTCGGATTTACCAAGGCTATCGTATAGTCGTTCTGTGATGAACGTATTACCGAATTCGTCTGAAGATACACCAGTAAACGAAAGTTTATTACCTATGACAACATTACCACTGACTTCCAAAGAATCACGGGGTATATCGGTGCCTATTCCCATATTTCCGTTGGCACCATCTATGAATAATTGAACAGTTCCAGATTCATCGATTACATTTGGGTTTTTGGTAATTCTAAAATCTGCCACGCGTGTACCATTTCGAAGTGCACCCGCTAAACCCACGGAATATCCCACCGGGTTAGCAATAGATGACCCGGTATCTCCATCCGTCTGTGCAAACGAAGCGAATGCGTTTGAATTGAGACTACTCGTTCTCGCAGCCATAATCGCATCACCCGGAGTACCTTCAATATTATGAACGAGTAGACCGTTGGTGTTGAAATTTCCTATACCCGTTCCAAGAATTTCTAAATGGGCCGTAGGTGTGGTAGTACCAATCCCCACCCGCTTATTACTTCGCCATGTCATGACATGACTCTCTGTTTCATAATCATCACTCGCTAACGATAAATTCAACTGAGAACGCGAGGTTCCACTGGAAAGATCGTGCTTCCCCATTTTGAAAATACTTCTTACACCATCCCTACCAGAACCACCTTCACGAGCCAATTGAATTACGTTATTAAAATCCGAAATACCAACAATTGCAGTTGTATTGGATACTACTAAGGGTGTATCAAGATGACTCGTGGTTCCCCTATTAACAACTTGATCATTGATAAACACAGTTCCACCATTTGTATGTAAAAGACCAACTGGGGATGCGGTACCGACACCAACATTACTCGATTCTAATATGGTTAATTTCGGCGTTCCCATAGTATCCGTGGTACTCGCATAAAAACTAAGACCTTTACCACTTCCTACACGGTTTTCAATTCTTGTTTGGTCACCGTTCGTATCCGTAAAAGTTTTAAAATAGTTTGTATCACTTCCTATTATAGCTGCATTACTTCCGTTAAGTTTTAGATTTCCACCAAGAGTTAAGAGTTCGCTAGGTTCGGTATTGGATAAACCCACTTTGCCGTCTGAAGCTACCCGCATTCTTTCGGTGTTTCGAGTCTTAAATACCACAGTTTGACTATTCGCAGATGTTTTGGCACCCTTTATTTCAATCGCACTTATATTTGACGTCTGTGGACCACATCGTAAACTGACAGTATTCGCGGTTGAATCATCACCCGATATGTCACCATGAATAATAACATTCGCTGCAGACGAAATACCAGATTCACCCTCAACTTCGATGAAATCCTGAACCAAAATTGATTGTGTGATGAGACGACCAGTCGCTGTATTACCGAGAACTGTTATAAGATTGGCAGAATCTGAGTTGATAAATATCTTATCACCGATCGACAACATATTTGTTGAATTAGTATTCGCTATACCAGATGGGGTCGCACCAGTCGTTTGAATAGCATGCGATTCAATCTTTGATGCTACTACCATAGGTATAGCTGCATCGGCATCGAGAGTAATCAGACTACCCACGGTGAGCCCGTCATCACCAATTCTCAAACCCTCGAAGAAACCATATCCATTCGCATGTAGAACATTAGCCGATGATGATGCCACATCATTGATATATACATTAGAACCAATGGAAAGGGAAAATGCTGGTGAGGTATTTGCAATACCTACATTATTTTGTGTGTACACGTCACCAAATACATGGAGATTGACGGTGTTTGCCGAATCCATGGTAAAGTTTGCATCTTCGGGAGTACCGTACGTTCTAGAAAGTTTAAACTGGTCGTCGGCGTGTGTATACCCCAAGAATACATTACCAGTATCCGGGGCACCATCTCTCATGAGAACAGCCATATCGTATGTCCCATTGTTACCCTTACCCATTTGTATGACAGCGTTTGATACAACAAGATTGTCAACACTCGTGTACGATGGAATTTCGGTAATAGCTAAATTACCACTGATATCAACATTTCCAAATACCCGTAAAAATCCGTCACGAACAACGACATTACCATTTTCAAAAACGGCTACGTTGGAATCAGTACCCGCGGTAACACCTGTACCAACTGTCAATTGTTTAGTTATCGTAGAATTGGTAGACGCTGTGTTGCCATCAATTGTTAATACGTTAGAAGCTGTGGCATCAACCAAGAATTTATCGTTTGTCGTCTTGAAAGTATCGGTCGCGAATAGGTTCGTACTGACTACGTTACCACGTACGGTGACAAGATTTTGAACAGTTCTGTTGACTATTAAATCATTTGTACCAATTTGAAGATCGTTAATTGGGTTATCTGTGCCTATACCAACCTGGGTGGCAGTAAGACGATTTACATTTGTAGTACCAGCAAACTGAGTTGTGTCAGATGTAGACGTTAACTCACCGGTAATCTTCAAATTCGCTACTTGAATTTCATCTGCTGTGATCTCACCAGCATCAATACTCGCAAGTCCGGTTAAAATATCAGACTCTCTGGGTGTTGCATCTAGACTGGTTACAAAAATTTGACCAGCACGTACAAGCTTTCCCATTTATACATTAGTTGCCGAATAAAATTCCGGCTAAACCGTCCTTAATCCTGAGCACATTGTAATTTACGGCATACACATACACATCTTGATTTGATGGTCTTAATTCACCCTTTTCAACTCCACGGAGGATAAGTTTCGCGTTATCGAGACGACTAAAATTACATGAACCACTTGGATTGTAATCAGATGCGTTGAGACAGAAATGATACACAAAATAGCGTGTGTATACACCTGTATGACTATCTATATCAAATTCAGTTTGTCCGTAATTTGACTTGTAATAATTTTGTACTGTATGGAAATATGTTGGAGACATGTTTTCGAGGAATGAAATACCATTAATGAATAAATCTGCATTAATGAACGAGAAACGGTCACCCGCGAAATTTGAAGTAGAACATCCATATCCAAAAAAGAGAGACTTAACTGGATGATTAAATGACGAAATATCAAGTGCATTGTACCCACCTGATTGCGTTGTATTATCCGTAACACTTTCGAGGGGTAATTCTATTTTTTGTGTTTGTGTCACGACAAAATCTAGTGTTCGACTTATCAAGGATTCTCGTTCTTCTTTATCCAAGTACACGTAGTTACCGTAAAATTCAGCTTTCTTTTCATTTGCGTTGCAATTTGCGACGGCTGTTTCATCAAAATTAATTTTTATTTCAACCTGGTGATGTTGTAACGCTATCAAAGGTAAAAAGGCTTTATGATCACAGAAAAAGAAGTGTAACGGTACGAACGTCTGATTTGATGTTGAAGCTTTATTGTTGAGTTCCTGAGATTTGTTGTATGTGTCGGCTAAATAATTCGGCCATATCTCTGCGAAGTAATCATAGTGTTGAGAATCCACCTTTTGGCCACCCACATATAAATCAAGTGTAGAATTATGAAACAAATTGGATGCTATGTTGGCATTACTCGTATCACTCGATTCGAACCAGAGTCCGTTGATAACATCTCCCAAAACAGGGATCGTGACGGATGTGTCATTAGAGTGAACAGTTTTAATAAACTTTGGAGCTTGGGAAAAGTTTGTGTGCCTCGTGAATTTCATACGAAAGAACGAATGTCCCTCGTCACTCGTAAGATACACATCTTGAACTCCTTTAGAGACCAGCTGTATTAATGCACCCGACATTTAATAGATGGTCAGATTATAAAAACAGACACTTTCCCTGAGGGAATTCGTTCTTACTCTCTTCAACGTGATTTCCATGTATTTTGAAACCACCTTGGCGATATACTTTCATTCGTTTGTAATACATGGCTGTGAAGACTGACCACGGATCATGAACGTCATAAATATGTGGTTCATTCTTCTTTCCTTTCGTTTCTCTCATGATTCGTCCAATACTCTGTGTAATATCTGACTTGGGACTCGCTAAAATAACGGTATCGAGTGTTGGGATGTCGAGACCTTCATGGGCCTGACTGAAGGTTGCAAAAATAATCTTCTTCTTTGAAGATTCTAGAAGCTGGGCTTCTTTCATACCACCCATATAGAGTCCAGACGTCTTTGGAAAGCACTGGTGGAGAAATTCACAATGATGTCGTCTATCACTAAGAACGAGTAATTGTCTACTACCACCCGAAGCTTTTTTTACCAATTCCACTAACATCTTATTTCTATTGCGATCTTCGACGAGTTCTGTGATCATGTTAGGCATCGAAATCTTCCCATTTCGCATAGATGGAGGTGGGTTTCTATAATTTGGAGAATCAAACGTAACTGGGAATACTTCCACCTGTTCCTGATTTTTACGTTCTACGGCGAAAAAGGTAGGTCCCATGAACCAGTGAAGAACCTTTGTGAGACCATCTTTTCGTTCGGGTGTCGCCGAAAGACCGTAAATATGACGAGGACACAGTTTAAATAGAGACTGACTGAAAACCTTTGCACATATGTGGTGTGCCTCGTCTACTATGACAGTTCCTATACTTTCAAAATCTGAAAATGAATACTCTTTCAGTGAGAGGGACTGAAGCATAGCGATGACAAAATCACACTCAACTTCTTTTTTATTTTGTTGTACGACACCAATTGTAGCACCCGGGCAAAACTGCTTAATGCGTTCCCGCCATTGGTCCGCGAGAAACTGTTTATGTACTATAATCATCGTGCGATACCCGAGTTTGGACGCTATGGCCAGGGATACTGTCGTTTTACCGTAGCCGCATGGTAAAGAAAGGACGCCATGCCCTGCTTTAATAGCTGCCCCAAATGCTTCATTTTGGTGTGTAGCATCACGAAGTTGCCCTGAAAATCGGGTATTGATTTTAGTTGGTTCTGGTCGTTTGTCATGTGTAGGCTCCCCAAGTTTAGAGGTTCCATAGAATCTGGGAACGCAGATTCCATTCTTAGCTGGTTTGAAAACTTTGAAAGGCGGTGGAGGAAATCCAAAATCTCCATTCACGATGGGTCTTACCGTTAATTCCTTTTTAATTTCTTGGATTGGACCCGAATCTATCAGGTATCCGGTCCTAGTGAGAACCGTCATGAATTACTTAGTTAAAGGTGATAAACTTTAAATGAGTAAAATGCCTACCGTAGATATTGATGAAAATATTAAACAAGTTCAAATGAACATAGAACAGTTAACCCAAGAGGTTTTTCGTCTCCAAGGTGTACTTAATACGTTTATGAATTTTAAGAAAGGTGGTCTAAAAACCATCGATCTTCCCAATGATCCCGATACCACTCAAGAAGTAAAGGAACTCGAGAGTATCCAAGAAAACCCTGAGTGATTACCAACATTCCATACACCCTTGAAGTCTACTTCAACTTCAACTTCGTCACCCCTTATTAGAGACTGAATAGGACGTCCCCCGACGTTACACATTACTCTCCTATAACGGAATGGTACCTTGACTGTTAGAATATTCCCATCTATGGGGTTATCTATATTTTCATTCATGAGTAATTTCCATTTATTTATATGCATTCGTTCTATAATTTCCGATACTTTTGCCGGAATTATATAACGGATATACTTTTTATTATTGAAATCGTACATGGGTTCAT